TTAAAAACCTACAAAGAAAATCCGCTCAGGCTGATAGAATGTTTGAGGGTATGGTCGCACAAATGAACAACGCCGTGTCAATTGGACGGCAAAGAAACTTTACCAAAGAGATGGAGATACCAACATGGCTATAAATGACAGCAAAATTACAAACAAATACGCAATTTACAACGGCGATTGTATTGAAGTTATGTCGGGGCTTCCGTCAAATAGTGTCCATTTGTCGATATACTCACCACCTTTTGGCGGACTGTATCAGTATTCAAGTGATGACCGCGATTTATCGAATAATGATAGTTATGAGATGTTTTTGGAACATTATGGCTTTTGCGTCCAAGAGATTGCTCGCATAACAATGCCAGGCCGAATGACCGCCGTGCATTGTATGGATGTTCCTAGGTCTAATTCTGGAACAGATAGCTACATTGATTTTCCCGGCGACATTATTCGGATGCACGAAAAAGCCGGATTTAGATACGCTGGCCGTCATGCGATTTGGAAGGAGCCGTTAGAAGTTAGGCTTCGGACAATGCAAAAAAACTTGGCCCATGCCTCTTTATGTGAGGATAGCTTAGATTGCGGTGTGGCGTCGGCTGACTACCTTTTAATGTTTCGCAAGGTGGGCAAGAACACTGTTCCAGTGAAACACACTGTAGGGCTTTTAGAATACGCTGGCGAGCGTGTTATGCCTGCTGAAATATTGTCTTATCGTGGTTGGACAGGTAAGCAAACCGAAAACCGTTTTAGTCATTGGATTTGGCGTCAATACGCGGACTGCATGTGGGATGATATACGCATGGGCCGCGTGCTTCCATACAAAGCTAGTCGGGATCAGGACGACGAAAAACACGTCCATCCATTGCAGCTCGATGTAATTGAGCGGGTGGTTCAATTGCGTTCAAATTTTGGTGAAACCGTTTTTACGCCGTTTATGGGTGTTGGATCTGAATGTTACGTTCCTGTGCTTTTGGGTCGGCGCGCAATCGGCGTTGAGTTGAAAAGTAGCTATTTTAAGCAAGCCGTTAAGAACATGGAGGGCGCTGAAACTGGTTATCGATATGACCAAGTTATCAATGACCTTTTTGACGTTGATTTGGCTGTTGATGATGCAGACGCGGGATCCGATGAAATGTATGGCGGGCTTGGATGAGCAAAGCCCCTGCGATGCCGATGATGATTGACGCCTACATCGGCGACACAACGCACCTGACAACGGAGGAACACGGGGCCTATCTCTTGTTGCTATTTGCCATGTGGCGGCGTGATGGTTCTGTGCCGGATAACGATAAGGACATTGCACGAATTGTCGGCTTGACGGTGGCTAAAAACCTTTTGCAGCGCCTTTCCTCGCATTCTATCAAAAGAAAAATCGATAAATTAGACCTTTCTATCAAGATTTGGTTTCAGCCTGCGTGTGCCGAGCAAGTCAGAGATTTAGAGCGAGACCTGATTAGGCGCTTTAATCCTCCTTGGAATTTGATTGGCAAAAAGATTGGGGTTGAAGCCACATGAGTGCCGAACCTCTTGACTGGTACAAGCGGGAACAGCGTCGTTTCCTAAACGCGACGGCTGGTTGGTCTCTTGAAAACAAGGGGGCATACAGCGTTCTTATTGACCTGATGATGGATCAACCGCGTGGCCTGATTGACAACGACCAATGGATTGCAGGCCAGCTTGGAACGTCGGTTCGCAAGTGGCGCATCATCAAATCCTTTCTCATTTCACAAGACAAAATCTTTATAAACGGCGGGATTATCTCGAATAAAAAGGCAGATAAAGTCAAGATGATCCAGAGATTATTTCAAGATAAACAAGCCGAAAATAGAAGAAACCCTAACAAAAACAAAACGGATGAGCCTACCGTGGTAGCATCTCGCGAAGATAAGAAGACAACTACTAACGTAGTTAATACAGATACTATCGTATCTGTTAGCGACAAACCAAAATCAACACGCGGAACACGCATTTCCGAGGACTGGCAACCTTCTCAAGACGACTTTAACCAAGCCCTACAGATGGGCCTAACGGTGGAGCAAATCGACCATGAAGCAAATAAATTTCGGGACTATTGGATCGGCGTCCCCGGATCCAAGGGCGTCAAACTCAATTGGTCGGCAACATGGCGAAACCAATGCCGTCATGTCATCGAGCGCCGTGGTGGAAAAACTAGCAGGCCAAACCCCGTTCGAGACGATGGCAAACCTCAAACATTCCTTGGAGAAACGTTACGGCTTATTAAGGAGCGTGAAGGCTACGGTAATGGTGGGTGAACCTGATTACGCGATGGTGCCGATTGGCGTTGCGGATTATGAAGGAGCGATAGCTGCGGTCAAGGCTTCGATGACAACCTGCCCTGATAGCGTTCTTGAAAAGGCGCTGGCGTTGCTTTCATCGCGTTGTGCTGGTCGCCGGGGCGATGGTGACGAAACGGGCTTCAAGGTTGCGGTGGTCAAGAATGACTTGCGGGCTTACCCTATCGATGTGGTGCTGTTTATCCTAGACGAATGGTCTAAGATTAACCGCTGGCTTCCAGAACGCGCTGACTTGTTTCCAAAGCTGGAGGCATTGACGCAGAAGCGCAGAGACATACTCTACGCGCTTGAATGGTCAGCAAAGCAACCAATCGCCGCTTTACTTCCAAAGCCAGCCCCAGAACGGCCTGTTGACTTTGACGATGCACCTGTACTGTCGGTTGATCCCGCGTTGCCTATTCGGTCAGCTGCAAATATGCTAGAAACACTACTGAACATCAGTGAGTAATCAACACAAGGAGAACAGTGATGAATAGGCAAGCCATATTAGATCAGGCCAAAGTCAGCTGGTCTTGGCGTTCGTTCGGCAAGAGATTTGCTCTGTTAATCCTAAAAACGACAGCTTGATTTTAGGGGGCGTTCATGACTAAAGTAACGATTGAGTGTGATAGGTTTGGTTCTAAATTGCCGCGCTCTGGGCACGGAAAATTTGGGGCATGGGTCGTATCAGGTGATCTCGAATGGCAGCTAAGGTCTTATGAGATGATGGCCTTGTGTCCTGATGTGGTTGCGTGTTTGATAACTCCATCCGAAACTTTCAAGCGCGCTGTAAGGTCGGTATCAAATCGGTTTGTCCAATATAGCAACTGGTTTGACATTGATTTTTTTATTCCTCTTTTGCGTAGAGTGTCCTAATGTCCTACGGCGTATATCTCACCACCACCGCAGCCGCAGAACGTGCCAAGGAAATGGCCGCATCTAAACGCACTGCACTGAAAGAAGCTGACGAACGGTCGGCAGAGAGGCGCGGGGAGGTCCGGCAGGTGCGCGCACTTGATGGGCTTGGTTTGCTCTACAAGGCAGGTGAGTTAACCGATGACCAACATCGCGTGGGGTTGGCGTATCAGCGGGCCTATGAGGCATGCGCGGGGCTTCGTGGCCGCAACGCACTCAATGACCAACCCCCAGGCGATAAAGATATGGCCTTGCAAGCTACTGTAGATGCGGGAAGGCTAATCGTGAAGTGCGAGCAATGTTGCACCACGTCCGGCGAATTGGTTGCTCTCAGACAAATTGTCGGGCTAGGGCATAGCATTCGTTCTCAGGCTTCAGGGCGCAAATATCGTGAAATGTGCGATTTGGTTGTTTCGGTGTTGGGCAAGATGGTGGATGCACGGTTATGAGCAAGGTGATTCAATTTCCACCACGTCAGCCAAACGATGTTCCGTCATATCTGGAAGCACTAGCTAAGCGATTGCGCGACAATCCAGACGATGAGATGCGGTTTATCTTTATCATGGAAGATGCGGGCTCGCTCACGTCCAGCGCCATCAACTACACAGATCGCATGGCAGCAATTGGCGTACTAGAGGCAATTAAGGTGGGGCTTGTTTTTGATGTGGTTGAGGCGGATGATTGACACTTGACGCCGGAACAAATCAAAAGCATAAGAGCGCAACATCTTGATTTGTGTCTCTGGTGTTTCCTTCCAACCTTGGCTCGCTTCGGCGGGCCTTTTCTTTTGGTGAATTATGCCCCCACTCTCAAACGCACGCCATGAGCGATTTGCGCAAGAGTTGGCTAGAGGCAAGACACAAGAGCAAGCGTATATCGACGCGGGTTATAGTCCGAATGGCGCAAGAGGCGCTTCATCTAAATTGCAAACTATTGCAAACATCGGGCAACGTGTCGCTGAATTGCAGGAACGTGCGGCTGTTCGAGTGGAATTAACGCTGGCTGACATCATTCAAGAGATCGAAGAAGCACGCATGGCAGCTTTGTGCGCTGAGACTGTGCAAGCCTCTGCTGCGGTGTCTGCTTCAAAAGCTAAGGCTGAATTACTTGGGCTCGGTGCGGCTAAGAAGATTGAGTTAGGCGGTGCTGATGGTGGCCCGCTTCAAGTCCAAATGATTGAACGGCGTATCGTTGACAGTTCTGAGGATTGATACACCACGTTGGTCAAAGCCGCTTTTAGCACCGGCACGTTACAAAGGTGCATATGGTGGGCGGGGTTCTGGCAAATCGCATTTCTTTGCTGAGTTGCTGATTGAACGGTGCTTGATGGCTGAGACGCGCGCGGTATGCGTTCGTGAAATTCAAAAGAGTTTGAAGGATTCGGTTAAGCAGTTGCTCCATGACAAGATTGTCAAGCTGGGGCTGCAAGCGTTCTTTGCGTCATCAACTGATACAGAGATACGGGGGCGCAATGGTTCGCGCATCGTGTTCGCCGGGATGCAGAACCACACGGCTGACAGTTTTAAGTCGTTTGAAGGTTTTGACATAGCATGGGTCGAGGAGGCACAAAGCCTTTCATCCAAATCGCTTCGGACATTGACGCCAACCATTCGTAAGCCTAGCTCTGAGATTTGGTTCAGTTGGAACCCTGCCAAGGCTGATGATCCTGTTGACGCGCTTTTGCGGGGCTCTGCGCCGCCATCTGATGCAATCGTTGTGTCTGTCAATTGGTTAGACAATCCTTGGTTTCCTGTGGCCTTGAAAGAGGACATGCAGCGGGACCGACAACGTGACCCTGACATGGCTGCGCACGTTTGGGACGGCAAGTATCTAAGCCAGTCACAAGCCACGGTGTTTAGGAATTGGCGTGTTGAAGAGTTTGAGACGCCTGCTAACGCGGTGCATCGTTTCGGGGCTGACTGGGGCTTTGCTAACGATCCGACGGTGATTATTCGGGCGCACATTGTCGGTCGAGAGATACGCATTGACCATTGTGAATCGGGTGTTGGTGTCGAGATAGACGCAACGCCTACCATGTTCGACAAGGTGCCACACGCTCGCCGCTGGCCAATCTGTGCGGATAGCGCACGGCCTGAGACAATTAGCTACATGCGCCGTGCTGGCTTCAAGATGGTATCAGCGGTCAAGGGGCCGGGCTCTATCGAAGAGGGTGTGCGGTTCTTAAAGGCTTATGACATTGTGGTGCATCCGCGTTGCAATGTGCTTTTGCGCCAAGAGTTGGAGAATTACTCTTACAAGGTTGATACCTTGACGGAGCAGGTTCTGCCCATTCTGGAAGATCGATACAATAACACAATCGACGCGCTGAGATACGCCTGCGAGGCGGTTCGGCGTGCTGGCAAGCCAAAAGACGAAGACACCAACAAGCCTAAACCTAGGGACTATGGCCTAAGACGGGCTTCGGAGGATACCTCTTGGACGATAGTTTAGACCAACCAGAAACCATGCAAGAGGAGGTCGATTACGGGCCTGAGCTTATGCGTGTGGTGGGTCTGGTCGAGGACAGCGTGTCTGACACAACCAAGAGCCGCGATTGGTCTGTGCTTGGTCGCCAGTTCTATGACGGGCAACAGTATACGCCACAAGAGCTTGAAGCGTTCAAGCGCCTTCGCCTGCCTGACGTGGTGTTGAATTATGTGCAACCGGCGGTCAATTCGATTACGGGCGTTGCTCGCAATATGCAGGTTGACCCGCGTGCTTTGCCTCGCAATCCTGATGATGAGCAAGCCGCTGAGATTGCAACCAAGGTATTGCGCTACATCAGCGACATAAACCGCTTTGACACGATGACACGCGGCGATTGCCTAGAGGATGCCGTTGTTGGTCATGCCGGTGCTGTCATGATTACGTGGGACGATGAAACGCAAGACATTGGCTGCGAGCGCGTCAAGAACGAAGAATTGATTTGGGACGCTGCGAGCCGTGAGTATGACTTCACTGACGCGCGTTATTTGGGTCGGCATCGTTGGGGTTGGATTGAAGACCTTGTAGCCATGTTCCCAGACAAGGCTGACAAGCTAAATTTTGCCCAACAGGAATCGGTCGCGCTTGATCCTGCAATGGATGACAAGCCCCGCTTTCAATGGGCTGACAAAGGCAAGACAGGCGGTCGTGTTGCGGTGGTTGAGTTGTATCACCGTGAGCGCGGAACATGGATGCGGTCGCTGTTTACGCGACAATGTATGTTAGAGCATGGGCCAAGTCCTTTGCTTGACGCACGCGGCAATCCTTCCTGTGGTATTGTGGCGTTCTCGATTTATATTGACGTTGATAACAATCGCTATGGTCCAATTCAGACCATGATCCCGGTCCAGAAAGAGGCTAACAAACGGCGTCAAAAGCTGTTGCAGCACGCCAATAATCGCCAGCTTGTCATGAGCGCCGATCCTAACGTGATTATCGATGCAGACATTGAGACGGCACGACGCGAAGCGGCTAGACCTGATGGCGTTATTCCAATTGGGTATCAGCCTGTTTCGGCGGGTGAGATGGCTGCTTTCCAAGCGCAATTGCTACAGGACGCTAAGCAGCACATTGACCGCCTTACGCCCGCGCCTGCTGTATTGGGTCGCCAAGACGCCAATCAGTCTGGACGGGCAATTATGGCGCGGCAACAGGCAGGGATGCAGGAACTTAGCCCTGTGTTCGTTCGCTTGTCTGACTTCACGCTGCGTTGCTATCGCACGATGTGGGCAAGGGCTCGCCAGTATTACAACGAGCCAAAGATGATCCGCATCACCGACGATATGAAAACCGTCCATATGTTGCAGATTAACGAACCCGTTGTTCAAATGGTGCCGCAAGAGCAAATGGGGCCTTTTGGTGTGCCGTTTACAATTATGGTACCGCAAGTGACGGGGTATAATAACCGCTTGGCTGAAATGCAGATGGATATTATTGTTGATGCGCAGCCTGACACGGCAGCACTTCAGGAAGAGCAATTCCAAGGGCTTGCACAGATGGCGGCTAATGGCCTGCCAATCCCGCCTGAGTTGATTATTCGGGCGTCAAGCCTGCCAAACAAACGCGAATTGCTGGAAGCGTTGGAAGCCGCCAAGGGCCAACCAAATCCAGATCAGCAGGCAGATGCTCAAAAGGGCAGCGCCGAGGCTGAGAAGTTAGCTGCTGAGGCTGAGTACAAGAAATCTCAAGCCGCGCAAATCCAACAGAATATGGGAATGAATGCTGCAATGGCGTTCAATCCTATGGGGCCGCCGCCGGGCATGACGGGCGCTTCACCTATGGCCACGGTGTAAAACTGGTCAAGCCGCCGCCGGGTTGTCGGGCGTATCAGGCCGCCGCTGTTCGGGCGCTCTAAGGATGAATACCCATGTCTGACCCTTTAGCTTTTTTGGATAGCAATGAACCCGAAGCGCAAGCAGAGGTGACAACGCAAGAGGCACCCGTTCAAGAGCCGCAAACCGTTGCTGTTGAGCCTGAGCCCGTTTCAGAACCGATTAAGGAAGAGCCAATCGCGGAGCCTCGTGTTCCATTAGCGGCACTTCACGAAGAGCGGTTTAAGCGTCAAGAGGCAGAACAACGCGCTGCATATTTGGAGCAGTTTGTTCAACCGCCTCAAGAGGATGAGTACATTGATCCTGTGGTCCAGCTACAGGCTCAAATGCAATCCATGCGCCTGGAAATGTCCAAAGAACTGGCCAAACAGACCCACGGGGCTGAATTGGTCGAGAAGGCTCATGAATGGGCGTTTAACAAATGCAGCGTTGATCCTTATTTCAATCAACGCATGGCACAATCCTTGAACCCCTATGCCGAAGCCGTTGCTGAATTCAAACGCGACCAAATTGCAAGCCAAGTAACGCCGGAGACCTTCGCGGCTTTCCAAGCGTGGCAACAGCAACAGATGCAAACCCAACAACCTGCGATGACGTCTCTTAAGTCGATTGCTCAAGCCGGTGGAGTTAAGCCTCCGCGTCAGTCTGGGCCAGTCAATGAGCAGGACGTGTTCAACGCAATGTTTCCATAAGGACCAAGACCAATGGCTACTACCACTGTCGTCACGGCTAACGAACTTATTAAGTTTCAGCCTGACTATTTCAAAGCCTATCTTCGCAAGACTGGCCTTACCCCATTCATGGGTTCGGGCATGGATAAGGTCATCAAGACCTATTCCGATCTAAACGATGAAGGCAAGGAACTGAACGTTCCTATCGTGTTCCCTGTAAAGAATACCGGCACCGGCACTGGCCAATTGGCTGGTAACGAAGCAGGCATTCCAAACAACTCATTCCGCATTCGCCCTGTGTGGCGTCGTAACGCTGTAGCTGTAAAGAAGTCGGAGCAAAAGAAAGCTTCTATCGATCTTTACCGCGCGCAACGTGAAATGCTGCGTGAGTGGTCTTCTTTTGACCTGAAGTATCGCTTGCATGACGCTTTGTCGGTGGTTGCGTTTGATGACACAGCCTTCAACGAAGAAGATGGCACCGAATCTTGGATCACTTACGCCGCTGCAAACGCAACCCAGCGTAACGCATTCATCACGTCCAACCCTGACCGCGTTTGGTTTGGTGGCGCAACCACCAACGAAGTCGTGGCCAGCAACTTTGCTTCGTCTTTGGCTAACGTCGCAAGCGCCGAGCGTTTGAGCCGTGCGCACATTGACAGCGTTAAAGCTTTGGCAATGACTGAGAGCCGCACGGACAGCTTGGTCAATGCTTTGCGTCCAATGGCGTTTGGTGAAGATGGTGTTGAGAAGTTCGTCATGTTCGCCCCGACTGTTGCTTTCAACTACCTGAAAGCTGACTTGGAAGCCGTCAACCAATATGCTCGCCCTCGTGGTGTTGACAACATCATCTTCAGCGGTGGTGTGTTGGAATACAACGGCGTTCTGATTGTCGAATTGCCTGAACTGCCTCGCTTGGTTGGCGTTGGTGCATCGTCTGCTGACGTTGCTCCTAGCTACTTCTGCGGCGCGCAAGCTTTGGCAATGGCTTGGGGGCAAATGCCTCGCTTCACCAAAGACACCAACAACGATTACGACTTCATCAACAACGTCGGGATCGAAGAGCAACGCGGCATTGCGAAGGTCATGTTTGGCAACCGCCAACACGGCATCGTGAGCGTGTTCACTGGTATCTAATCTCAAGCCCGCTGCTTAGGTGGCGGGCCTTTTTCTTTTTACTTGGAGACAAGACAATGGCTCTTGCAAATGGTTTGACTAACCCTGTCGCTTCGCGCGGCATGGCTAACACCTTGGTCTGCGTTGCTGGCACGGTTGCGGTTGGTACCGCTGGCCTTGCCCTCAACGCTGTTACCCCTCTCGTTCGCGTTCCTAAAGGCTTCACGGTCATTCACGCGACATTGGAAGCAACCGACATGGACAGTGGCACCGCTCTGGTTCTTGCTGTTGGTGATACGGGCGACAACGACCGCATCTTGACTGGTTTGACGATTGGTCAAGCTGGCGGCATCTCTAGCGCGATTGCGGTTACTGGCCATCAGTATCGCTACACCGAAGAAACTACCATCAACCTAACTGCAACCACCGCATCTGGTACGGCTGTTGCTGGCACGGTGCAAATCTCGCTCTTGGGTGTGATTGACGCATGATGATGGTCACATACTTGGGTGACAATCCGACTGTATGGCGGGGTGTGGCTTTCGAGCCTCACCTTGCTGTGTCGGTGTCAGATCCCGTGATGATTGCCAAGGCGCGGACCAATCCATACTTCGAAGTATCGGACGTTCAAGACGAACCTGCTGAAGCTGAAGTGCATGATGACCTTGATGGCCTTCGTGCAATGGCTGAAGACCTTGGCGTCAAGATCGACCGCCGTTGGGGCGCTGAGCGCCTTCAAGAGGCAATCGACAAAGCCCTAGAGGGCTAACCTGTTCTAGCAACATGCCGTGAAGCAATTTGCGGCATGTATGCTCAATGTTTTTAATGGGGCAATACCATGTCATCCACCAATCTTTCACCAACGCGCCTATATATTTATGAGCAAGGTCAATATCTGACCACGACTGACGCCACTCAAGTGCGTTCAACAGCCTTGACGCAAGAGCGCATTATGGTTTGCGCTGTTGGTGGTCCGGGCTTCTTTCGTGTCGGTGGTTCGGCTGTTGCTGCGACTGTAGGCGCTGGTTCAATTCCCCTTGGTGATGGCGAAAAGTTTCACCTTGACGTTGATGCTGGGCAGTTTGTGTCATGGATTCGCAATGGCGCAACCAACTGCTCCCTAGCCATTATGGCCTGCAACTAATGCTAGGCGGCGTCGGGCTAGTCGGTCGGGTTGGGCAGGGTCGTTTTAGCAGAGGTGTAAGTACGGCTCCTATCGGCGTTAATTGGTCTACCGTTACCTTGCCCGGCACAACGCCTGCTTATTCTTCAGTCGCGGTCAGTGGTGACATTTGGGTGGCTGTCGCAGAAAGTTCAAACCAAGCGGCCCGATCTACTGATAACGGGGCGACATGGTCAGCGGTCACAATGGCAAACACCAGAACGTGGTTTGATGTTGCCGCAAGCGGAAGCACCTTCGTGGCTATTGCTTTGGGCGGGACAAACCAAGCTGATCGCTCAACAGATGGTGGGGTGACGTGGTCTTCCGTTAGCCTGCTGGTTACCCCTGATTGGTCCTCAATCGCAGCGAGCGGCACAACTTGGGTGGCTGTTGGGCAGTCCACCAACCAAGCATCCCGTTCGACCAATGACGGTGCAAGTTGGTCCATAGTCACTTTGCCCGCTAGTCGGTTTTGGTTAAATGTCGCAGCGAGCGGCACAACTTGGGTGGCAATAGCAGGTGGCGGCGCTGGAACGGATCAAGGCGCACGCTCTACTGATGACGGGGCCACGTGGTCCGCCATTACCTTACCCAGCTCTCGAGACTGGCGCGGTCTGGCAGTTAGTGGCACGACTTGGGTGGCGACCGCCACAAGCACCACAGATCAAGCGGCACGCTCTACAGATGGTGGCGCGACATGGTCAGCCATTACTCTGCCTGCCGCGCGAAACTGGAAGTCTGTAACAGCACGCGGAACGACTTGGATAGCGGTTGCAGATGACGCCACAGATCAAGCGGCTAGGTCAACCGACAACGGCGCAACTTGGTCTGCCATCACTTTGCCAAGCGCACTAAACCGACGCGCTGTTGCAGCCAATGCCACGGCTGTTGTGGCGGTTGCGTATGGCAGCGTCCAAGGCGCGCGCAGCGTTAGTTAAGCAGTTTTTACAGGAAATCATCATGACCGTCTCCGAAATCATTGCTGATGCGCTAACTGACCTCGGCGTATTGGCTGCGGGTGAAGTTGTGACGGCTGCGGATGAGGCAACCTGCCTGCGGGCGTTCAAGAACATTATGCAATCAATGCCGGGCTTTGGCACGGGTCGAGATTTGACGGACGTGGTGGTTGATACTTCGCCTTATACGCCAAAGATGAATGAGCGGATTTTATGGACTGGCACTGGGGCTTTGACCTTGAACCTTCCCGCCTTGGTTGATGGCTATCAGCCTCACAATGGCGACCGCGTTGCTGTTACGTCTGGCGGCAATACGTTCTTTTATGTCTACATACCTTCCAGAGCCGTCTGGTTGTCCGTTCAAGACATCACAGGGGCAACTGATAGCCCGCTTGGTCCTGAGCATGATGAGGCGCTGACGGCCTTGCTTGCGGCTCGTGTGGCGCGTCGGTTTGGTGTGCCTGTTACAGCAGACATCATGCGTGATGCGGCTTCGGCCTCTCGCGTCCTCGTTCGTTCAAAAGATCGTCGCCAAGTGTGGGACGATAACGCCATTTTGAATTAAGGAAACAACGTGACAAGCAAAACAAACGCATGGGAAAACGCACTTCTGTTGCTGACATTCAACAACACGAATGCGGCAAACATTGGCGATGCAACGGGCTTGCGCGGATCAAGCGCGGCAGGTCAATTGTTCTTGTCCTTGCATAGCGCAGATCCCGGCGAGGCTGGCAACCAATCGACTTCGGAGGTTGCTTACACGGGTTACGCTCGCGTTGGCATCAGTCGCGCAGCAGGTGCGGGCGGCTTTACGGTGACGGGCAACAGCGTATCACCAACAACGCAGCCAATTGACTTTGGTGCTTGCACGGCTGGCACAGCAACGGCCACGCACTTGGGCATTGGCACGGCTTCAACTGGCAGCGGCGTGCTTTTATACATTGCTCCGCTGAGTGCTTCTATCTCTATCGCATCGCCCAATGTGCCGCGCGTTGCAACGCTGACCGGCACTGAGGAATAGTTATGGCTGACAACGTTGGATATACCCCCGGCACTGGCGCAAAGGTTGCGGCTCGTGACGTTACCTATTCGGGTGAGGCAGCACTTGCTCAAGCGGTTGGCTTAGTCACGCTGACAGG